AATGGAACAGCTCAATTACACAACCAGCGAAATCAATGCCAACTTCAAGATTAAGGTCTTTGGCAGAGTGAACGGCAAGAAGATTAACACCCTCGTCGGTGTGTCTGGCCTCATCAAGATGCTCGACGGAGCAATCGACCTGGTTAACCGCCTTCTCGATCGTGCGTTCAAGTCCAAGGGTGACAAGTGCGTCTGCAAGTTACGCAGGGGGTTACAAATTAGTTTTTACGTTTTCTAAAAATTTACGGCTATGACACAGGAACAAAAACACGACCACCGACTGAAGAACATCGCCCTGCGATTGTTCGTGCAGACCCGCAAGAAACGTGGCGACAGCACCAGTCGCTACATACCGACAATATCATGGAACGAGTTAAATGTCCCATTCCAGGACATCGCAGTGATGGACTTGAGGCAGATGGGAGTGCTGCGATTGTCGGGTGATGGTGTAATGTTAGACCAACGCTTTGCAGACATGAGTACAAACGAGTTTCAAGAATACATTAAAGAAAGGAGGAAACAATGAATGAAGTAGCAAAACAAATCGGTCAGCGCATCCAGGAACTCCGCAAGGAACAGGGCATGACTCAAACCCAGCTGGCCGAGAAATGCGGCATGGCACAACCGAACATCGCCCGCATAGAGGCGGGAACGTATGCAACGAGCATCGACGTATTGTCCCGCATCGCCGAGGCATTGGGCAAACGTATCGAATTAATGTAGTCCCTGCGCCGACCAAACCGAAGAGCCGCCATCGTGCGGCTTTTTTGTTATGTCAAAAATTTTGTTTACCTTTGCCCCATCGCAGTGATTGCGAGAATTAAGTAATTTTATTTTGACTATTGCCCCGACCAAAAATCGGGGCATTTTTACGCCCTTTTGGTGCTGTTTTGTTGCTATCAGCAAAAAGAAAAACCGACAACACACTATCAGTCAGCGTTTTGTCGGCATCTTTCATGTTTAACCCTAAAAAACGGGGAATATATAACCAGTGGGTAATGAATGGGTATTGTAGCAGGTTGTGAACGTGTGTTTTACTTCGGTACACTACCCAAGCGTTACCATTTAATTATATATTTTTTTGTTGCTAATTTGTTGCTGTTGTATCTTTGCAGGGTCAAAAAAGGTTACAACTATGAGCAAACAAAGTGTAAAACTACGGCAGAGGGTCATGCCGTCGGGCAATGTGTCCCTGTATCTCGACATCTACGTTAAGGGTGTGCGGTCTTATGAGTATCTGCACCTGTATCTATCACCAAACAAGAAAGACAAAGAGCAGAACCGCCAGACGCTCCAGCTTGCCGAGGCGATCTGCGCAAAGCGGCTGGTCGAGGTGCGCAACGGGCAATATGGGTTTAAATCGCCTGTGAGCGTCTCTTTGCGTGAGTATGTACAAACTATCATCGAGACCAAGAAAGGCAGCACACGGCGCAGGTATGAGGCATTATCGAACATCCTGCAAGGCTGCACCCGTCCCGCCATGATGCTGGCCGACATCACCCCGGCATGGTTCACGTCATTTCTCAACTACATCGGCAAACAGGGCTATGCCCAGAACACGATGGCGGTGTATGTGGCCACCATGCGCTACATCATCAACCAGGCGCACCGTGAGGGACTACTGCCCACCAATCCCATCACCGGCATCAAGGGCATCGGCTACGAAGAGACCAACCGCACATATTTGACCATCGACGAGGTGCGCAAGCTGGCCAACACACCATGTCCCAACGAGGTCACCAAACGTGCCTTTTTATTCGGGTGCCTCACGGGGTTGCGCAACTGCGACATCCGCTCACTCACTTGGGCAGACGTTCACGATCAGGACGGCTACACCCGCATCATCTTCAGGCAAGCCAAGACCCACGGGCAAGAATACCTCGACATATCCGCACAGGCATCCTCGTTGATGGGCGACAGGGGCAAGGATAACGAGGTAGTGTTCCCGCTCATGAGCTGGCACGCAGTACGTCAGCAGCTAAAGGCATGGGTGAAGCGTGCCAAGATCACCAAACACGTCACCTTCCACACCTCACGCCACACATTTGCCGTGATGATGCTGGGCGTGACCGACATCTACACCGTCAGCAAGCTGCTCGGGCATCGTGAGCTATCGACCACGCAGGTATATGCCAAAGTCGTTGACCGAGCCAAGCGTGAGGCGGTGGACAATATGCCCGACCTGCTCAACCATGAAAAAACGCCATAAATCGCGTCTAAGCGCGTTTTATTGTCGGGTGGTATAGTTTATCATTTCGGCAAATAAAACGCAACACGGGCGAAAAGGTGGCGAAATAACCCGCTTTTCGCTATTATTGTACATTGGCCGTGCGTGTGAGTGCCTCAATTACCCGCTGCTGGCTCTCGATGATGGCGATTAGCCGTGCAGTGGTCACAGGCTCACGATCAGTCAACAGCCGCTCGATGGCCTTGACCTGTGACGGTGTGGGTGCGGTCTTGCCCCATTCCCAGTTCTGGATAGTGCGCTCACTCACCCCGACGGCTGCGCCAAGTTGCGCCTGTGTCATGCCGAGTTCCTGTCTTGTCTGCTTGATATCCATGTTACAACGCCTCCCTCCTTACTGATACGATTACCCGCCAAACCGAGCGGATAATCTTCTTGTCGATTTCTTGTGGCTGGTATGCGGGGTTGATGCTGACGAGCAGAAAATGGTCGGTGTCGCTGCCAGCCATGACCGTCTTGATGACCCGCCTATCATCGACAAGGCCGATTACATAGGTGCAGCCCAGTTCCAGGTATTCCCGCCACAATTCCACTTCACGAATCAACACCAAAGACCCAGCCTTGTATGTCGGCTCCATGCTATCCCCGTAGATAGGTATGACCACATCGCCATGATGGGCGATGGACGTGGGGAACGGTAAGTAGCCAGTGATATATTCCTCGGTGTTCACTTCTTGGTTAAACCCTGTACCGCCTATGCTATCAGGACTCGCCACCGGGATGAGTATCGTGCTCGCATCTTCGGGCGGTGGTTCGGTGGGTTGCTCTTTAATCATTTTACCCTCATTGTGTAGCAGCCAGTCACGGTTCAATTCGGGATAGGCAGATAGAACGTCTTTCAATTTTTCTGCGCTATATCCTTTGCGCATATTAGCCACATAGCCATTAGACAAACCACACCTCGTTTCAAACTCTTTTACACTGATATTCTTGTACTTAATGAACTCTAAAGTTCTTTCTTTTATCGTTGTTCCCATACCTATAAATTTTTAATAAAAGTTAAATATCGAACATTTCTCAAAATATATTTGGTCACAATAGAACAATGCTCTAATTTTGCAATCAAATAAATAATCGTATTGCCGCAAAGATACGAAATAAAACGAAAATTCAAAATAAAATTAAAAAATATTTGACTATGACGTTAAGGACACAATTCCAGAAGGACAGGCAGAAAAGGCGTGACGATGTTTACGCTGAGTACTGCAAACTGGTGGCCAACCCCGACAATAGCCGCTCGGCCATCATCCAACACCTCATGCGCAAGTTCAACATCTGCGCAAGTTCAACGGTTTACGGCATCATAAAGGAAAAGGAGGCACAGGCATGAGACGCTGGATATATCTCTCTATCGTGTTCACCTTCATCTTCACTGGTGGGCTGATGCTTGCATTTGAACTGCTCACAGAGGCGGTGCTGTTTTTCGTTATTGGCTCGCTGTTGGGCTGCATCCTTAACCGCAAAAACCTGCTGCCAGAATGATCACCCTTGAGGACATAGCGGCGAGGCTTGACAACCTGGAGCGCAGTGCGGCACTGGCGAAGAACGTGCTGAACATCGGCGAGGTGGCACTGCTCACTGGTTACTCGGTCAAGTATCTGCGCCTGATGGTGTCTCAACACCAACTGCCATACTACCGCAGGGGTAACCGCTTGTACTTCTGCCGTGCCGAGGTGGAAAACTGGATGATGGCGCAGCGCATACCGTCAAACGAGGAATTAATGGCTAATAGAACCAGAGTACATAGATAATGATTTTTTCATAAGTTCCCGCTCATGTCGGGAGACAGCAGCGGGTTTTAGAAATGATTTTGGTTAATAATTAATGTTAATTGTTTAGGTACTGGTGTGACACCGACATCTCTTGTGATAAGGATGTGCCAACGGCGGCAGGTGTTGGAAGACAATGCGGGTTCGACTCCCGCCACCAGTGCAAAAGGGACAGGAAAGACCTGCACAACGGGCAAGGCAGGTGATAATACCGGAAATGAGCAGCCGTTCAACTCGGCACCTGTTCACATGAACAACAAAACGGATAGGCAAGAAGTGGCACGACGGGCAAGGCCACAGCATGGAATTAAAAGCCTCGGTGAGCAGCGGTTCAACTCCGCACCTATCCACTAAGTTTTAAGTAACATTTACAAACTAACAAAAAAACGAGATTATGAACACTGAATTATTAGGTAAGAAAATTATCGCAAGAATTGACCGTGCTGGCGTGTTCCACGGAACGCTTGACCACATCGACAACGACATCATCCGCATGACGGACACCCGACGCGTCTACTACTGGGACGGCGCTTTGTCGGTAACCGATATGGCGGCTAACGGTTTGACGGGCGGTAAGATTTCCGCACCAGTCAGCAAGGTTGAATTTATGACCAGCAAGGTCATTGAGTTGAACGAGTGCAGCGGCGAGGCCAGCCGCTCAATCGAGGCTATAAAGGTATGGGAGAACTGATTAAGTCGTTCCTGACCATCGGTTACGGTAACGGTTACGGTAACGGTAACGGTAACGGTAACGGTTACGGTAACGGTTACGGTGACGGTTACGGTTACGGTAACGGTTACGGTGACGGTAACGGTAACGGTGACGGTAACGGTAACGGTGACGGTTACGGTGACGGTAACGGTTACGGTTACGGTTACGGTTACGGTTACAGTTACGGTTACGGTTACGGTTACGGTTACGGTAACGGTTCTTTATTATCAATCAAGAAAGTAGGCGATGATGACATCTACGATGTTGACGGTGTGCCGACAGTATTCGACAATATAAAGGGGAACATTGCCAAGTGCCGCATACTGCAAGCCGACATGACATGGAAACCGTGTTATGTTGTCCGCATCGGTGACAGCTTCGCACATGGTGAGACCATCCACGATGCCCAGCGTGATGCGATGCAGAAGCACATGAGCAACGCTCCAGAAGAAGAACGGCTCAAGATGTTTGCCGACAAGTACCCTACACTTGACACCGTGGCCACTGCCAAAGAGTTGTTCGTATGGCACAACACGCTTACTGGCTCATGCCTGATGGGGCGCACACAATGGTGTAAAGACCACGGCATTAATGTTGATGCCGACACATTCACCATCAAGGAATTCATCGAACTGACAAAGGATTCCTACGGTGGTAGCACGATTAAGAAACTTACAAATTTATACAACAAAAACTAAGTCAAAATGAAAAGATTACAATTTCTCGCAGCCGTAATCACTGCAATGAGTGTGAACGCTAACGCAACCAGTTACATCAGCTTGGGCGATGTGGTCAATGTCAACGCAGCAGATCGTGGACGTGTCGTCCAGATTGAAGGTGTTGCCCACTTCGATGAAGTGTTCGATAGTTGGGATGTCGCCCTCACCTACTCGCAGGGCCTTGAAGGGTTGGACGCATACCAGTTGGAGGGTACTCAAATCTCTTACTTCGACGCTCAAGGCGATATGCAGCCCTACATTGTCCCGTTGCACGTTTCCAACGATTGCAGCACGGTGATCTGCGAGTCCACTGTTTCCACCTACTGGCTCGTTGATGGCCAGTGGAGACAATTCGGCTTTGCTCGATGGGCTCCAGGCGACCACCGTGTGTTTATGCTCGTGGTCTATATCTCGCCCGATTTTGAGGGCGGCAGCATTGACCTGTCAACCATCATGCGCCTTCGCCAAGGCCGCAACACCGGGTACACCGTGGAGAGCCAAACGCAGACCCGATTAGTGCTGGTCTATGAGCAGGGCGATGTCAACGGTGACGGCGAGGTCAACATTGCGGACATCAACGCACTTATAGATATCATCCTCACTGACGCAACCGAGACCCGTGCGGATGTAAACGCTGACGGAGACATCAACATCAACGATGTCACGGCACTCATAAACGTAATGATTTAGTTATTAGTATTGGTGAATTGTTAGGGAACGGGAGCGACCCGTGGAAGACCCCGCCAGTCGTGAACTGGCAAAAGTTTTCACCCACACAATAACCGTGGCGGGTGAACGCTAAAAAACTTTCTCATAAACACTTAGATTGATTATCGCACACCCCAGGCCGTGAGGTGTCGGGGTGGCAACCGGGAAGCTGCTGGAGCAGTGCGGATAGGTTTTTCACAATCACGATGTGGTTAATTTTTTGTTTGTTCATCCTCTTTTTCAGCCTAAGCCGTAGGGGGTTCGACTCCCCCACTTTCCACCAAGTTTTTAGTAACATTTAGTAACAACTTAATTCTCGTGAAACTATGAGTTTATTTAAGAATCCCAACGAGTTGGAAATCAACTCAACGATTAAGATGTTAATCTACGGTCAACCTGGTATAGGAAAGACCACGCTGGCATTATCGGCACCCAACCCCGTCCTGTTCGACTTCGACGGCGGCATTTCACGCGTGAACAAGGCACACCAATGCCCGACCCTACAAGTTAAGTCATGGGACGAGGCACTGGCGGCACTCGATGAGCTGGAGAAGGGCGAAACACCCTGCAAGACCATCGTCATCGACACGGCAGGCAAGATGCTCGACTACATGAGCGAATACATTATGCGAAACGATCCCAAGATGAAGATGCGTGACGGTTCACTGGCCCTGAAGGGTTACGGTCAGCGCAAGGTGATGTTCACCAACCTCATCAAGCGCATCAGCATGATGGGTAAGAACGTGGTATTTGTCGCCCACGAGAAAGAGGACAAGGACGGTGATGTGCGCCGTGTGCGACCCGACATGAGCGGCAGCAGCCTGGGTGACCTCATCAAAGAACTCGACCTCGTTGGCTATATGCAAGCCTACGGCAAGGAGCGCACCATCTGCTGGACACCCAACGAGCAGTACTATGCCAAGAACACCTGCAACCTGCCCGAATTTGAGAAGGTGCCTATTATCATCGACCCTCAAGGCGGCATCGCCGGTGAGAACGACTACCTTACCAAGACCTTTGCAGGGTATGCCGAATATCTCAAGAAACAGGCGAAAATCGGTGACGACTACACCGCACTCGTTGACCAGATCGCAGCCGACATCGCAGCCATCACGGATGCTGACGGGGCCAACGCTTTCATCGCAAAGATTGATGATTACGGCCACATTTGGGACAGCAAGGCAAAGGCACGCCGCCTGTTTGCTGACCACATGGCCAAGGTGGAGAACGTAACCTACGACAAAAAGACCAAACGCTATGCAGCCGCGAATTGATTATCAGTTCTACCCCACATTAATTGATGCTTGGTGGAAGTTCCAGAACACCAAACTGGAGGATTTCTTCTACCAGGACGAGCAGGGCGGGTGGCACCTCAACTACAACGAGCAGACGGGTGAATACCACTACTCGCAAGAGGAGATGGAT